TAGTCCCTGACAACCTGCCTGCCCTGACAACCCCTGAAGAAATTTGCCCTTCCTTATTTACAGGAAATAAACTGGCAGAGAAGGATCCTGAAAGGTATGCCAAGGTTGTCCAGGAACTATCAGAAGGTAAAGCACTAACCAGGATAGCAAAGGATAACAAGTGTGCCCCTGAAACAATTACTGCCATTGCAAAGAGGGAAACTAAAACCATTGATAAAGTGCAGTCCCTGACAATGGGCCTGACAAGCTATGCTTCTCAAGCCTGCCTGATGAAAATAATAGACAAGTTGGAAAAAGATGAAATACCAGCAGGGGTATTACCTATAGCATTTGGAATACTTAGGGATAAGGAAAAGTCAGACTTAGGCCAGGCAACATCTATTGTTGAGCATAAAAAGGTTGTATCCCTGGATGAAGTGCAGAAGGAATTAGATGCAATGAAAGTAACACCTGTTATCGATGTTACCCCTGATGCGTAGCATAGGGCTTTGTGCCTTGGATGCTTCTATCCCTGTTTAAGTTTATGGTCTTTTTTAGGCCCCTAATGGGCCATTAAAAGACCATCCCTGATAATATATGTAATCCCTGTTTACCAGGGAATCATAACATATCTGAAGTTCCCTGCTATACCTGCATCCTAACTTACCTGATGTTCCCTGTATATATAGGGTTATCCCTGTTATCCCTGTATATATATTAATACATTACTCTCTGCTTCGGGCTTTGTGCCCTAGCAGAGAGTATTTTATAAGAGTTTACCTAAATTGCTATTGTGTCAAGTAGAAAACTAAACGGGGTAAGATAATTACAAACCTTCCTGTTGTGCCTGCTCTGCAATTGTATCCAGTAGGAAATTAGAACGGGCAGAAATAATCTGTCTAAGTTTACCTGAGTATTCAGGCCCTATAACTGCATGAAGTTCAGGCAATGTTTCACCCATGTCAAAGCAGGTATCAACGCACCATCTGACTACTTTACTCAGGTCAATATCCATACTTTCCTGTAGTTTATTTATTCTAGTTAATTGTTCAGGGGTTAGAACAACAGATACTCTTTTATCATCTGTTTTCATATTTAATTATTTTTTTGCAGGTATTAATATTTGGGCAGGGTTTTACCCTGTGCTTTTTTGTAGCTTTCTGTCAACAACAAAACGCAAAATTAATCAAAATACATCACTTGTATTCAATTTTCACATCTGATCATATTTTAGTTGAATTGATAAAATAAAAAGTGCTTAGTGATTATCTTAACCCCGTTAAATAAATCAAAAAAACTATGAAGATTGGTACTCCCAAAGTTAAACAAAACAAACGAGAAGTTGTTTCTGTACATCTCCCACAAGGTTATAAACGAAAATTACAAAAGCTTGCATTTGACCAGGACAGATCACTTTCGTCCCTGCTAAAAAGGCATATCGACAAACTTATAAAGGAAAATGAAAATGTTAAAGGAAAGTAATATTTTATTTTATATAGGTTTTGGCCTGTGTAGTCTAGTGTGGGCATATATAGTGTTTGCATTTGTCTTAGCACTTTTTGGAGGTTCATCCCTATGATCACTATTGCAGTGGATCCTGGAATGTCTGGTGGATATGCAATATGTAGCAACAACAATGTCTGCGTAGCTGAAAACTTCACTACTATGGCAGACTTTTTGGACGAGATTAGACCCTACCTGGCAAATGAGACGGAACCCGTGCAGATGGTGCTGGAGGATGTTCCTCCATTTGTGGGCAAAAATATACCTAGTTCAGCAGGTTTTAAACTAGGAAAGAATTGTGGTCAATTTGAGGGCCTGGCAATGGGCCTTCAAATACCCTGTCACCTGGTTAGCCCAAAAGTATGGCAGAAGGGATTACCCAAGCTACAGAAGAGTACGGGACCACAACGGAAGAGGATTCTAAAGGAACACGCACTAAGGTTGTATCCTAAATTAAAGGTTAACCTAAAAACTGCTGATGCAATCTTAATTGCTCACTGGTTCTTAAACAAATGAGTGAAAAATCTAATCCCCGTACACCAGGGGCACAACTTAGCGTGTGTCTACCTGCTGAATTAAAAAAACAATTAATGGTCCAGGCATATGCTGAAGGCATATCCATGACTAAATTCGTAATAAAAATACTAAACCAAAACCTAAAATAAATTATGGCTAAGTTCAAAATAAAGGAAAAGACAGGGGGATCCAATAGATCCTGGAACCTGTCAGATCAAAGTGCAGAAGCAGGGACATTCCCTGGTATTCTCCTGGATATACTTGATAACGATGAAGTGCTTGTAAAAGACTTTAATAACCCAGGAGAAATGCTTGAACGGGATGTTACCAGGTTCTTATTTGCATATACTAACGACGAAGGTGATACCTGCCTTTCAATGACAGGGGAAATGACCCAGTCTTCTGATGAAAGAAGCAACCTGGTCAAACTGCTCACTGCTATCAGAGGAAAATTACCCCCTATTACTGACCCTGATTACGATTATTGTGATGAAATAGGGAAGAAAGTAATGGTCACTATAAATACTCGCACTTCCAAATTAGGGAAAGAATACGGATATGTGCAGTCTGTTGCAAAAATTAGTAAGAAACTTGAGGACGATGTTCCTTCAATCAACACTGCAGTTCCTGGAGACAGAAGGTCACCCATTCCTGACTGGATAAGCGAAGAAGAGGAAGAACCTGCACCTAAGAAAAAGGTTAAGAAGAGTGCCCCTAAAGAAAGCCAGGACGATGATGAAGAGGATCCATTCTAATGCCTCATTGTTATGACAAAGAGGGTAACCCTCATTTTGACCTAACCCCTGCTAAAGCTAAGAAGGCAGGTCTCTATTTTTCTGTAACTGAAATACAGAAAATAGAGTCTGCCCCTGGGCTTGAAATGTGGAAGCAAAATTCCATGATAGCAGAAGCATTTAATAACCCTGCTAAAATGGATGAACCTTTGAATGTCTTCCAACGCAGGGTTAAGAATGCAATCTACGGAGATGATTCTGCATCTAACTTAGGGACCAGGATCCATGATGGAATTGAATCTGTACTGACAGGGGTGAAAACCTTGAAGCAGATTCATATTGATTTAATGCCATTTGTGACCCCTGCCGTTAATTACTTTAACGAAAAGGGGTTTGAACTTGAGGAATGTGAACGGGTAGTGGTCAACGAGGAAGAGGGATATGCAGGCACTGCAGATATTATTGCTTATACCAAAGGGGGCCAACCTTTTATATTGGACTGGAAAAGCACCAAGAAGATTCCGTCAACACCCTTACCTGGTCAACCTGAGCAGATCAGTGCTTATGCCTGTGCCCAGTGGGGGCAACAGGCACTAAATAACCATGAAGTATGGGGTGCTAATGCTTACATAAGCACCACTGAGTTTGACGATGATGGAATGGCAAAGTTCAGGGTTCATTCGTACAAACCTAGCAAACTAGAAGAGTGTTATGAAACATTCAAAATAGTGAATGCTCTGTGGAGAATCAGGAACAAGTATGACCCTCGATCTTGAGGAAGATATTATTTTGGTAAAAGTAGGACCCAGGTGGACCTGTCGCTACTGGAATGCCGTAATGGGTAAGCAACCAATCGGTCCAAGGTTAGCCAGGGGGGACACTTTTCCCACCCTAGCAACCTGGGCCAAAACTAAAATGGAAGGAGAGGAATTATGTCAAAGGTGGAAAATGTGGTTGATGGCAAGGCCGAAGAGGAAAATGCCGAAAAGGAAAGTATACTCATAGAGTCTGCTAAATTCCGAGATGAATGCATGGTGCGTTTCATGGAAAAGGCCAGGGTAAAATATGACAAAGGTCAGAAGGAACACGGGGGGTTATTGCCCCTCGATGTTAGAATGAATGACCTGGAAGACGAGGTAATTGATCAGTGGTTCTATTTGCAGGCAATTAAAACCAAGATAAACAACTTGTGCCCTGAAAAGGAGGTTGAATTTTATGGCAAGCGAGAGTCAGCAGACTCTTAAATTAGATACCCAGGTAACCTTGGAACTAGGTGGGCATTGCGAAATTGCTAAGTCTGAAAATCAGATAAAGTGTGAGGAATTGGCAGAAGCAATTTACAGACTCCAGTCCTGGCATAGAGCCAGGATGGAATCTGACGGGTCTAAACGAATAGCCCTGGAAAAAACAATAGCAGAATTAAATGAAATTCTCAGACACTTCAGTTGAAGAAGCAACCTGCTTGGCCCTAGCAAAACTATGGGATGACCCAACGCAAAACAACTTTGACTGCCCCTGGGATTGGAAGGAACAACAATTAAAAGAAAGTGATATGGCTAAATTAAATAAAGGGTCCAGCCCCCATGACAAACTGGCAAAATTATTAGACAACATGGAACGGGAAGGGTTTGGTTACCATGTATCTATTGTAAGAACGGCAGGTATTTTAAACTCCTGCAATGTGCCCCCTGAAAGGGCAATTGAGATGATGCATAAAGCCTCAGAGAAGGTTACCAGGAGGGAATTAGAACCAGGGGAGATTGAACGGGCAGTTAATTACACCTACCAGTCTTCAGGGGAACCCTCCAGGTATGTAAAACCTAAGAGAAAAGTATCTGCTGAATTGATAAATGAATTTGGATGCAGGGGGGATATTGATGACCTTCGTTCTCGTTCCGACTCAATCCCTGATCAGGATAGGATCCTGGCAGAACTTTATAAGTCCGATACACTTTTACATTTATGCAGAGAGGTGTTCAATGGAAGAGATGTTAAGCCCAGGGCAGACTGGGTTAATGATGGATTAGACCCATACCAATATATCTGTCCAAACCCCTTGAAGAGTTTCGAAAGAGGAAGGTGCCTGGACAACATCTTATCCAGGAAGTTTGTGGTGTTTGAATCTGATCACCCCAACATTGCAGGGAACTGGGATATTCAGGCAGGGTTGATTGACAGGTTAGCCAAGGATATGCCCCTGAGAATGATTGTGTGGTCAGGCAACAAGTCACTTCATGCCTGGTTTCAGGTGGAAGGACGGGAGGAAACAAAGGTGTATAAATTCCTTAACCTGGCAACCATGTTAGGAGCAGACTCAGCATCATTAAGGCCCAGTCAATTGGTCCGTATGCCCTGGGGTAAAAGAACAGATAATAACAAAGTACAGAAAGTAATTTACTATGGATGATTCAATAAATTTCGTGAAGGACCTGGTGGAACAAACTAAAGGCCAGGGACCCATTATTAATAGACAGGAAAAAACCTGGAAGGACCCTA